ACTGACTATGCTTCTACTGAAGTATTAGCTGTAGCTATTCCTGATTCTAAAGGTGCTTATCACAATTCATGGATGCGTTATGCTGAAGTTGAATATTGGCAACAATGGTACAGAGAAGTAGAAAGAGGATATTGGTATTCAAGATCTGCTGATACTGTATTAGGTGCTAATGGAAGACCAGTAAGAATGGGTCCTGGAATTCAAGAGCAATTAGAAGATTCTCACCAACATAGATATTCTCATTTAACTGCTAAGTTAATTGAAGAGTACTTACAAGATATTTTCTATTCTAGAGTTAAGCCAGGTGCTGGAAGACAAGTTAAAGGTTTTACAGGAGAGTATGGTATGTTACAATTCCACAGAGCTATCCAAGATTGGCAAAACAAATCAGGTTTCATTAAAAATATTGAGGTATATACTAATAAAGTAACTAACTCAGTACACACTAATGCACTTGAAGCAGGTTACCAATTTGTAAAATATAACATGGCAAATGGTGCATCTCTTGAGTTAATCCACAATCCTCTTTATGATGATAGAGAGATTAACTTTGAAATTGATGAAGTTACAGGTTTCCCAATTGAGTCTCAAAGAATCACATTCTTAGACTTCTCAGGAGAATCTAAAAACTCTAACATCAAAATCATGAACAAGAAAGATGGTTTTGCCTTTACTTATGTTGAAGGTATGTATGGTCCTTATGGTCCTAAAAATGGTGGTTCTTCTGCACACTCTGGTTCTTACTATGAAATGCACGTTGAAAAATCATGTGGTATCCATATCCATGACATTACTAAATGTGGAGAGTTAATCTTATCTCGTAACTAAGATTCTATATAAAACTATTAAAAGCTCCTGTAACAGGGAGCTTTTGGTGGTAAAGGGAAAAAGGTTTCCCAAAAACAAGTTCATTAATTTAAAGAGAAAAAAATTATGGCATCAGTAAAAGTTGAAGTCAGACCTATTGAGTCAAAAAGATGGCACAACAAAACAGGTCAAGAGTCTTTCACAAGACCAAAAAAAATCCAAGCTTTGGTAGATGGTAGTACAATGAAGTATGCTACAGGCCTATCAGATCAGGACATTAAAGATTTAGCCAAAAAAGGAGTTAACTATGATTTGTCAGCAAATTATAACTCTGAAGCACCACACCCATTTTGGGATTCAGGTATGGCTATTATTAAATTAGAGAACAACACAATGTTCTTTGATGCAGCTAATGCTCTAGATTTTATTAAAATCAGAGTAATGAAAGCAAGTAAGTATGTAGCTAATTCAATGGCAGAGTATGATTTAGGTATGTGGCCAGAAGCAACTCATGTTATTTTTGATGAAGCAGAACAAGCCTCAGTTATGGCAAGTAAAGTTGAGCAAAAGAATACTGCTATTATTGAAGCTTCTAAATTATCTCTAGATAGAAAAGTACAATTGATACTTGTATTAGGAGGTAAGAATATGAAAAATCAATCTGCAGATTTTGTTGCTGTAGAGTTAGATAAAATCATTACTAAAGATGCAAGTGAGTTCTTGAGATATTTGAATATGGATAAAAAACAAACAGCATCACATGCTCTTGTTTTGGAAGCATTACAAAAATCTGTATTAAGAAGAGAAGGTCAAAGAATCTTTCACATGGACTCTCCATTAGGTATTGATGAAATTGAAGTTGCTGAGTACCTTTCAAAAGAAGAGAATCAGGATATTAAAATGTTAATATTGTCTAAGATTAATAACTAAGAGTTATGACAACCAGGGAAATGCATTATGACTTCAAACAGAAGTTTAACAAAATAGATAGCCAAAAAAATAAAGGACTTTTAGTTCCTGAAATTGATTGGTTATTAAATGAGGCTGCAGAACTTTTTGTAAAGAAAGTTGCTACTCCTAAATTTGATAATGTCCTTGGTTTTGAAACTTCTCAGAGAGTTACAGAAGATATTAAAACTATTGTTGTTGGAGGTACTTGGTTACCTGTAACTAATAATATAATTATCTTACCTGCTAACTATCAATATTTTGTTAGATGTAGAGTAAAACTAAGTAAAGCAAACTGCACAGGTAAAGAAGCAGTTCTTTATATTAGACAACACAATAACCTCTTTGAAGAAAGTTCTTTTTATAATGGTTCTTTTGAATGGAGAGAAGTTAATGGTGTTTATGAGTCTCAAGGTATCCAAGCTTTTACAGATGGAACCTTTACAATAGATGAAGCAAAATTGTCTTATATACGCAAAATGGCTTATATGCACAATGCCCAAGATTTTGGAACATTAGGTACATATAACCACCCTTCAGGTGTAACCTTAACAGGTACTGTGAATTGTGATCTCCCAGAGCACACCCACAGGGAAGTTGTGGATATAGCAGTGATGCTTGCTGCAAGTGAAGTGCAAACTTCAGACTTACAAGTTAAAGCTAGTAAGTGAGGTGTTAATCAGATTGTTTAATTAAAAAAAACTAGAAATTATGAGTAATCGTAACAATGACGTTTTTCAAGTATTGGTTACTAAGAATAACCAAGCTTTAGCTACTACTGGGTCTACTATAGATTCATTAGCTGTAGGGCAATTAGGTGTTTTTGATGCTTTAACAGGTTTAGCTTATGCAACTGCAGTTCCTGCTGGAACTAAAGGTATAACTTTAGCTGTAGGAGTTGATAAAACAGGTTCAGGTACTTTAGAAGATATCAGAACTTCAGCAGGTCAGTTTATCCAAACTAAAGGTATTACAGATTTAACTTTTAAACCTCACACTGCAGGTCAACCTATGAAGGTTACTGTAGGTAATTTTAAAGCTGAATGTGATACTGAGTATGGAGTAAGAATTGAATTCCGTAATGCTAAAATCAACAGAATCCAAGGATTCAATCAATTTAGCAAAGCATTTATGGTTACAACTCCTTGTTGTGATGATTGTGCTGAAGGATGTGGTTCTTTAGATGCAAATGTATTGACTCAATTATTTGTAGCTAGAATCAATGATGACATTTCTAAATTAGTTTTAGCTCAGCCTGTTGCAAGACAGACTTTGACTATTGCTACTCATGGAACTTCTGCTAACTATGCTGCAGGTGCTGTAATGACTGCTGCTGATGTTGCTCAATTAATTGTATTCAACTCAACTGCTTTAGCTGCTGCTCAAGTATTTGCTGATTTCCAATTAGTAAGTCAACCATTAGCTATTGGAACTTACTGTTCTATTAACTTACACTACTACAAATTATTAGAAACAGTTTTAATTGTTTCTTTAATTGAAGGTTTTGGATGTTCAGGGGCAACTACTATTAATCAATACCCAGTATTTGAAGAAGGTAGTGGAGTAAATATCCAACAAAAAGAATACCATGCATCAGGATGGGCTGGTTCTGGGCCTTACAAATTGTCTCAAGTAACAGGTATGGGTTATGAAAATATCCAATATCTTTCTGTAAAAGGAACTACTTATGACCAATTTATTGTTCAGTATAACCAAACTTCTGAAGCAGGATGGCAAGAATACAGTAACAACTTAAGTACTGTAATTGCAATTCCTGAAGCTGACACTGTAACAAGACAAGCTGTTGCAACTATCTTTAACTCTTTCTTATCTTCTTTAGGATTTGATAGTTTAATTGATGATGCTGCTGCTGCTAGCACTAACCCTGCTGTAGTTGAGCCTGCTGTTACTTCTGCTGCTACTGATGGTATAGCATAAGGAAACTTAAAATAAAGCTATTTAATAAAACATCTCTATTTCTATAGAGATGTTTTTTTTATTTTGTATATTTGACACTTAAAACACTTTCCCCATGGCTTTAAGTTATACACATACTAATTATCAGGATGTTCACACTCTTACAAATACAGGAGTAGTTAATCTTACTTACCATTTAAGTACAGTTACTTGTGATACAATCACTGAAATAAAGACAGGAGTTATCTTACCTACAAAATCTGTAGTTCTTACTTTTGTAAAAGATGGTACTTACTCTGTTTATTTAGAATCAAGTACTGAGACTGGGGCTCCTATTATTATTAAGTCTTTTAATAACTTACTTAACTCTTTTATTGCAATGATAGAAGGTTTAGTATGTGGTTGTCACAAATGTGATGATTGTGAAGAGTGTAATCAATGTGAAGATTATCTTGGGGCATTCATGAAAGCTCAAGCTTTCTATATGATTAATAGTCCTTTATACAATGCTTACTATCAAAGTATATTAGGTTTAAACACTTGTTTAATAACTGATGAGGTAGTTTGTTCTCTATTACATGAAAAAGTTTATGGTAATGTAGTAACTAAAGATGTAATGATATACTTACTTAGTTGCTATTATTTAGCCTTTTATTATAAAGATCACTTCTTAGCTAATGATGCTGCAGAACAAGATTATATTACAACCAAATATAAGTTTACTAAAATAGTGGCTTGTATGAAAAAACATGGAATAGATACCACAGAACCCTTAAGAACATAATCATGGAAGAGAGAATAGCAAAGTTAGAACAGATAATTCATAGATTATTTTGTTGCAGTACTAGTCAATTTACAGGGCCTCAAGGACCTCAAGGACCTATAGGTATTGGTATTCAAGGGCCTCCAGGTGCACAAGGTGCTGCTGGACCTGCTGGGTTAAATTGGCAAGGAGAATGGGTTCCTTGTGCTGTGTATAATCAAGATGATGCTGTAGCTTATAATGGTGCTTCTTATTTTGTAACTTGCCCTACTAGTGAAATGCCTGCTTGTTATTCTTATAATGTAACAGGGACAGGTACTCATGCATACACAGATTGTGAAGGAAATTCTCAATCAGTTACTGTAGATGGTATGTCTCACTATGTTATTTGTAGTTTAGACCCTATAAGTTCTCCTATAGGAAGTATGAATTTTGCTCCAGTTACTACAACAAGTTGTTGTACACCCCCTGATTTAAATCCTTGTTTTGCTTTATTAGCTTCTCAAGGGGCAGTAGGACCTCAAGGTCCAACAGGAGATTATGGTAATGATGGATCTAACTCAGGTAGATGGATGTACTCAGGCATACAACCTGGAGTATTAAATCCTGGTTCTACTTGGTTTACAACAACTAGTGATGAATTTGATATTATAGATAGAATATGTATAAGTTATGATGATGTAAATTCAGCTGATTTTAGTAATTGGTGGATTACTTTAAAAGACTATACAACAGCTTATAATCCTTTAGTCTTTATTCAAATTACAGAAGTAGGGGCTAATGAAATAGTAGGTATATATAAATTAGAACCAAATGTCCCTCCTGCTACAGCAGATATAACTTTGCATACAGGCTTTGTAGAGTTAGGAGTACAAGTCATTTCTTCAAGTGAGACTACATTAACTTCAGATAAAGTTTATACTATTTCTTGGGTTATTCAAGGAGGAATAAGTCCTGCAAATGCACCTAAAACAATAGGAACTATTCCAGTATTAATTCCAGGGCCAGGTGTAACATTACCTATAGCCCAATATGATTTCAATTTTATAGAGGCTTTTACAGAACCTGTAGGTCTTAATTATTCTGCAGGAGGAGTTAGATTACCTTCAGGAATAACTATAGGTCAAACTCTTGTTCTTATTGCTACAGGTACTTATCCTTACACTATTTATACCTCAGATACTTCTAGTATTTTATTTGCTAAATACTCTAATATGGTTCTTTCTCTTGATGTAGAACCTTATGAATCAGCTAGGTTTACTTGGGATGGTAAAGAGTGGATAATGGAAAGTATTAATGGTATTGCATATAGCTTTAATAATATTGGAGAACCTCAGTTAAGTTTAAGAGATACTAGGTTTGCAATTAAAGAAAGTGATACGGATAGTTTTACAACTACGCCTCCTTCTTTATCTTGGTTAAACTCTAACTACCCTAATACAGTGTATCCTATAGGTTTTAAAATATATATGCCAAACCTTGTTGGTGGAGGTAAAGTTTATTCAAAAATACAACCTAGTGTTTGGGCTGTTAATCCAATAAATATTGTAACATAATCTGACATGGCACTATTAGAAATAGATAAAATAAGAAAAGACATCAACATACTCTTTGGGTATGTTAGATGTCTTATGAATAAAGAAGATGAAACTTCTCCTTTATCTGCTACAGAGTGGTCCTCTCAACACTTTACTTCTCTAGGTAATCCATATATGATAAATTGTTTTGTATGGTATAATGGGCATGTTTATAAAAGTCTTGTAGATACTAATATTTATCCCCCTACTAATGCTACTTATTGGTTAGATTTAGGAGAAGGGCATCAATTATTAGAAGAACAATCTGATTGGGATGCAACTACAGGAAGAGCTTTTATTAAAAATAAACCTCAATCTACTTCAGATTTTACTAATGATGGAGAAGATAGTTCTAGTCCTTTTGCTACACTTAATGATTTAAATGCTGCTATACCTGCAGCTCAAGATTTAGATTCTGTATTAAATAATGGAGAAACTTCTTTTAATAAAGGTGCTTATGTTAAAGAGATAGGAGTTTATGATGACTTTAATAGTCCTACTATTCCTCCTGGCTTTGCTACAATTTTTGGTACTAAATCAAAGATTTGGTTTAAAAGTAAATTAGGAAACAATATGTTTAATATTGCAGAAGGTTTCTTTACAGTAATTAAAGGAGCTTATGAATTTAGATTTTCTTTTGCAAGCCTTACCACTAATAGAATAGCTACATTTCAGAATGCTTCAGGAATAGTGGCTTATATGTCAGATATACCTGGACAATATACATTACTTGAATATGCAGATAATGCAGCAGCAGTTGCAGCAGGATTACCTGATGGTAGATTATATAGAACAGGGGATGTAGTTAAAGTAGTTCATTAATTTTAATAAATAAAAGACATGGCAATTAAAGCAAATTCAACAACATTTGAACCAACACCAAAAGTTAAAAGACCTGGAGTTCATGCTAAAAGCAAAACTTCCAAATTAAAAACTTCTAAAAGTTATAAAAAACTTTATAGAGGTCAAGGTAAATAAATTGATTTTAAATATTTTTGTAAAGACTTAAGTTATGGGAAAGTCATTAAAGATTATAGCAACATTAAAAATAAGTATCATGGAATGGATAAGTTTATACACTAAGTATTTTTTAAAATTAGGGATTAGTTTAAAAGCTATGGCATCTAGTCCTGTAGGAGTTATTACAGGCACTTCTATAGTAGCTGTATCAGTCTTATCCTCTGTTCAAAAAGCATTACTATTATTGCTTCTATTTTTCATTTTAGATTTTATTACAGGTATTCTTGCTTCTTGGAAAGATAAGAAAGAAGCTGAAAAAACTAATCCAAATCTTAAAGAACAATCTTTAATATCTTCAGATAAACTTAAACTTTCTGCTGTAAAAGCATTTACCTATGCTAGTTCTATTTTAGGAGTATGGGGAATAGAGAAAGTATTTTTTATTAAGACCTTTAAGTTTGACAATATAACTACAGAAGGTTTAACTATAACTTTAATCTTTATTGGTTTCTGTTGTTCTATAGAATTCTACTCTATTGTGTTTGAGAACTTTAAAAGAATGGGATTTGATATAGGAAAAAGATTTTTGTTTGTAGTAAATAGATTAAAAAAATTAGTCTTTCAAGTAGAGAAATAAAATATTTTCCTACCTTTGTAAGATGGAACTATTAGACAAGTTAACAAAACCCTTTAGTAACTTAACTTTTGAAGAGAAAAAGCATAAGTACTTTGTAGAGGGAAAACCAATTGAAACTTCTGTTTCAGGTTTAATATCTAAGTATCATGACCATTTTGATGCTAAAGCAGTAGCACCTTTCTCAGCAAAGAAATTGGGAATAACTACTGAAGAAGTTCTTAAACAGTGGGCTGATATAAATCAAGAATCTAGGGATAGAGGACACAGAGTTCATGCCTTTGGAGAATTGTATCAGTTTGACAGAAGCTTAAAACCTTCTTGTCCACAAGAAGAAGCTATTGTAAAGTTCTGGGCAAGTTTACCAGAACATATTATTCCAGTAGCTGCAGAACTTAGAATGTACCATTTTGAATATCTATTTGCAGGTACAGCAGACATTATCCTATTTGACACTAAGACACAGACATATATAATTGCAGATTACAAGACTAACAAGGACTTGTTTAAAAATTTTAAAGGTAAAACAATGTTAACACCTTTTGAAGCTTTATTAGATTGTCCTTTGAATCATTATGTAGTACAACTTTCTTATTACCAATTACTCCTAGAACAAATAGGAATAAGAGTAACTAAAAGAGTTATTATATGGCTAGGATTAGATGGAGAATTTACCTGTATTAATACAGATGATGTAACAAGAATCTTAAAAGAGACTTTAAAAAAATAGTTATGAAACATTTAGAATTACATAGATTTAAAAAAGCTATAGGTACAGTTACCTTTGGCCTTTTCTTTCCTAATGAAAAAAAGAAACTAGAACAAAAAGATGGTATTGGAAAACAATATGATTTAGTATTAGTTTCTGTACCTGCAGGAAAACAAACTGCTGCTGTAAATTATGTCAGAGATCTTACACTTTGGACTGTAAAAAAAGCTACAGCTTTTATTAAAGAAGGAGATTATCCTAAAGTAATTATATACAATATAGATAGTAACTTTAGAACTAGTGCTCTTTCTTATGCAAAATATATTAAGAAAGAAGATGGTATCATTATAGAAATTTATTAATATGTATATATCAGACCTTTTAGGTAGAATTCAATCTCTTTATTCTAGAGGGGTTTCTAGTGATGAATCTAACTTATCTGACAGACATGTCTATAATAAGGTTCTTACTGTGAGAATGCAATTGCTATCTCAACAACTTAAGAAGAAACAAAGAATAAGTGATTGGAATTACTCAGTTCTTCCCTGTGTAGAACTTATAAAAGTCCCTAACCATGAGTGTTCATGCCTTGGAGATTTAGGTTGTGATGTATATAGAACAAAGTTTCCAATACCAAGAGTATTGACAGATTCTAATAGACACTTTATAGAGTATGTAATGTCTGTAGAAAATGGAATGAGAATTGAGGAAACAACAAGACAAGGTGTTATGTACTTAAAAGGTAATAAATATACAGGAGTAAAACCT